GCGGCGGATGAATTGGTTTCACACACTTCAAGCCGCTTACGAATGGAACCGGCACATCTACCGGGCCATGATGGGATTGCCGCAACGCACCATCTACCGGAACAAGGTCAGGCCACGGGGACAGGGCGAGACTAACCGCGAAGCGCCGGAACAAGAGTTTCTCGACCACTTGTGGGAGGCTAGGTGATGGACCGCGCAAACACCCGATGGTCAGCGACCGAAGAACTTGAACTTTTATCCTGTGAGACAAGGGCAAGCGTAAGGGCCTATGCAAGCGCATCTGGACGCCCATACACTGCATGTCTCACCAAGCGTTCGGCCCTGCTATGCGGTCGGCGTGACAAGTCTGGTGCTGAACGGGCAAGGAACCAACGCGAGACGCTGGCACCGCCTCACCCGCAGCGCACCGACGCTTGGCGCAAACGGGATGAGGCTTTCGTCCGCGCCGTCATTCTTGATGGCATTCGCCTGGGTTTGGTCGCCGCGCCAATGGGCTTTGCATGAGCAACGAAATCGACATAGTGCCAAAAAAGAGCCGACCGCAGCCGCCTGGGGGGTCGCGTAAGGGTATTCCCAACAAATCCACTGTTGCGGTCAAGCAAGCTCTGCAAGAAGCTTTCCACGGCATTGGTGGTGTCCCTGCTTTGACTGAATGGGCCAGAGAGAATCAAGGCGAGTTCTACAAACTTTACGCCAAGCTTCTTCCAACCGAACTCAAGGCTGACGTGAATGTCACCGTCACCCTCGAAAAGCTGATTAGCGAAAGCATGAAGCTTTGAAGGCTGAAGCCATCAAGATCAAACATTGGCGCGAACGCCCCGACATAATGGTGCGAGAGCTGTTCGGCATTGAGCCCGATCCTTGGCAGGACGAGGCGCTAAGGGCGTTTCCCACGTCACCACGCCTTGCAATGCGGGCATCCAAAGGCCCAGGCAAGACTGCAACCCTTGCATGGCTGGCGTGGAATTTCTTGCTGACCCGGCCTCGGCCCAAGATTGCGGCAACGTCTGTTACCGCTGACAACCTGTCCGATGGTCTGTGGACGGAGATGGCGAAGTGGCAGGCGAAGAGCCCGCTGTTGCAGCATCTGTTCCAGTGGACCAAGACCCGCATCTTCGCCAAGGAAGCGCCTGAAGAGTGGTGGATGAGCGCCAGGTCGTGGGCGAAGGGCGCATCAGCCGAGCAACAGGCGAACACGCTGGCGGGTCTGCACGCCGACTACATCTTGTTCCTGTTGGATGAATCCGGTTCCATGCCTGACGCGGTTATGGCTGCCGCTGAGGCTGCGTTGTCGTCCTGCGTCGAAGGCCACTTGGTCCAGGCCGGAAACCCGTCACACCTCGAAGGCCCGCTGTATCGCGCCTGTACGCGTGAGCGATCTATGTGGACGGTCATCGAAATCACGTCCGACCCGGACAACCCCATGCGGTCGCCTCGCGTGTCGCCTCAATGGGCGCGGGAGCAAATCGAGAAGTACGGGCGAGACAATCCGTGGGTGCTGGTCAACGTGTTCGGTCAATTTCCGCCAAGCTCTCTAAACGCCCTGCTTGGCGTGACCGAAGTGGAAGAGGCGATGCGTCGTCGTCACGCGCCAGGGGCTTACGAACATGCAGCCCGCATCGTGGGTGTGGACGTGGCAAGGCAAGGCGACGACAAGACGGTCATTGCACGGCGTCAGGGGCTTTACACGCTGCCGTTCATCACGTTGCGCAATGAAGACAGCCACCAGGTCGCGGGGCGTGTGGCGCTTGAATATGACGAATGGGAAGCGGACTCGATCCAAGTGGATGCAACCGGCGGCTATGGCTGGGGCGTGATTGATGCGCTTCGATCCATGAACCGCCGCGCCGTGGCCATTGAGTTCAGCGGCTCGCCCCTCAACGCGGGCTTCCTCAACAAACGCGCGGAGATGTGGTGGCAAATGGCGCAATGGGTCAAGGAGGGTGGCGCGTTGCCCAACGACCCGGATTTGCTGTCGGAGCTTACGTCCGTCACCTACTCGTTCAAGGGCGACAAGATACAGCTTGAGAGCAAGGACCAAATCAAGGAACGGATTGGTCGGTCGCCCGACTTGGCAGATGCGCTTGCCATCACGTTTGGCCAGCCTGTTTCGCCCCGAACGGTTCGGGATACGTCCCAGGTCTCACGTTACAAGCGCCGGTCTCAGGCAAGCGGCTGGGCAGCCTGACCACAACATTTGGTATGTGGTGAAATAAAAGGGCCTAGGCATATGCGGAAGCTTCCGTATTCATCGGGCATTCCATCCTATCGGAGTGGCCCGTGCCTGACGTTCCTCCCTCTGAACCTGATACGGCCTCCGATCCCGCGCCGGTTGTTCCCTCGCCGGTTGCGATGACTACGGCCACGGTTGTTGAGCAAGCTCCGACCGTGGCCGCTTTTCCCGATGTTGACGCGGCTGCGCTTGCCGAGATTGGCACCGCTGCGCGAGAGAACAACGCAAGCGGCACCTATCACGACACTAATGGGCGTGATTGGGCAATCATGCCGGACGTTGTGGACAGTCATTCCGTCATCCTGGTTCAGATGAGGCAGGGCGCGACGTTCAAGAACACCACCCTTTCGACTGTGACTTTCTCAACCGACGTGCTGATAGCGGCATGTCTCAGCATGGCAGGACTTTGATCAATGGCTATGAAGCCCGTTAACGGTTACACCGTGAAAGCGTCCAAGGGATCAGTTTGGAAGGGCGGCGCTGCGCCTGGTCCGGTGGCTGCGACCACCATTGGCACCGGCAAGCAAGGCCCCGGCGCTGGCAAGTCTTCCAAGGCTGGCAAAGGCGTGTCCAAGACCAAGTGAGCGGCGTGACCAACGAATTTCGGTTTACGGTTCTCGACTGTCTTGAGCGTGAAGAGCCTTACGTGCTCTGGCGTCTTGAGGCGGTCGAAAGCCGTTCCGACACGTTGGAATGTTACGCCCGCTTCCCCGACGAACAGTCTCACACGCTTCGCGTTCGTGTCGGTGTTGAAGGCGCGGACGCAGTGGCGAGCCGCCTCATTTACAAAGTGAGGGCTTGGCACTCAGAACGGTCGCCCCATGCAAGTTGACGACAATCAGAATCCCCAGGTTGACGACGAGCAGGCAGAAATGCTTGAACGCTTCGGCCTGTGGGACCGTCTGATTGATGGCCACTACGGCGAATGGGAAGACGAGGCGCGTGACTGTTTCGACATGGTCGCTGGCACTCAGTGGTCCACTGACGACGAACTGGCGATGAAGGATGCGGGTAAGATTCCCGTCACCTTCAACCGCATTGCCCCCAACGTGGACGCTGTCTGCGGGGTTGAAGTCGAAAACCGCCAGAAGGTCACGTATGAGCCTCGTCAGGTCGGGGCTTCGGCTCAGAACGAATTGCTGTCCGCTGCGGCGGATTGGGTGCGTGATGAGTGTGACGCGGAACATGAGGAGTCGGACGCGTTCCGTGACGCCCTGATTTGTGGCGTGGGCGTCATTGAAACCCGCATGTCCTACGATGAGGAGCTTGCGGGGCAGATTGTCATTGAACGGGTTGATCCTCTCGAAGTCCGGTTCGACGCTTCATCCCGCAAAACCAACTATGCGGATGCGCGATATATCCGTCGCAAGAAGCCCTATTCGTCCATTGAGTTTGACGAACTGTTCCCAGGCGAAAGCGGCGAGGGTTTCCCCGAAGGCGGCAAGCGCAAGCCGGTCATCGTACAGCCCCAACTTCGCTACACGCACGGCTCTGAACAAGAGGGCGATGACGACACCGTTTGGGTGACGGAATGGCAGTGGTTCGACACCGTGCCGATATACCGGATCAGCCATCCCCAAACCGGCGAAGAGCGGTTGGTTGACCAAGCCACCTTCGAACAGCTTGACGAGCTGGCCGAGAAGGAGGGCCAGGCCATCGATTACGTGGTGCAGCGTCAGCGGCGTTATCGTCGGGCGTTTGTCGCCAATGGGGAAATCCTCGACCTTCAGGACATTGAAGTTGGGGCTTTCACCTATACGGCCATTACGGGCAAGCGCGACCGGAACAAGGGCACGTTCTACGGCCTCGTTCGCCCCATGCTTGACCCGCAGCGGTTCTCTAACAAGCTGTTCAGCCAGATTCTTCACATCATCAACACCAACGCCAAGGGCGGCTTGATGGGTGAAATCGACGCGTTTGACGACGTGCGCGATGCTGAAAAGACGTGGGCGCAGCCTGACGCGTTCACCATCCTTGCCCCTGGTGGCATGGCCAAGATCAGGGAGAAGACGCCTCCGGCTTATCCGCAAGGCATGGATCGGCTTATGGAAGTGTCTGTGTCGTCCATCCGCGATACGACCGGCATCAATCAGGAAATGCTCGGTCTGGCTGGCCGGGACCAACCGGGCATTCTGGAAGCCCAGCGCAAGAAACAAGCTTATTCGATCCTGTCGGCCTTCTTCGACGCCACACGCCGCTATCGGAAGATTCAGGGGCGTATCCTGCTGGACTTCATGCGGAAGTTTCTGCCGCCCGACACGTTGGTCCGCATCATCAACGATGACGGCTCTCCGATGTATCAACAGATTGGCATGGCGTTCAACGCACAGTCTGACAAGTTTAACGTGATTGTGGACGACACTCCGGCTGGACCTAATCAGAAGTCCATCGTCTTCCAGATGATTACCCAGCTTATGCCGCTCCTTCAGAACGCCAACCTTGGGCCGGATGTGTGGGCGGAACTGCTGAAATATAGCCCGCTGCCGTCTGCCGTGGCGCTCAAGATCGGGCAAGCCCTGATGGCTCAAGAGCAACAGCCGCCCGACCCGATGCAAGAGCAAATGAAGCAATTGCAGGTCGCAGGTGCGAGTGCCGACGTTCAACTGAAACAGGCCCAAGTCGCCCACCACGCGGCTCAGGCGGCCAAGCTGAACGTTGACGCACAAAATGCCCAGCAAACGGGCGTAATGAGCGCCCAAGCCGATGCGGCGCACAAGGCGGGACAAGCCCAGCTTGCCAGTGCAAAGGCCGCTGCGGCCCCTGTGACGCACGCTGCTGCGGTGTTCGGTGCCAATGCCCGATCCCTCCGTGCGGAGACTGCGGCGCTTCAAGATGCGGCTGACAAGGCGGCTGGCATCATTGACACGCTGGACCCATCCAAACCCGCCCCCAACACTTATTGAGGCGCACCATGGCTACGACCAAGAAGACCGGCACGTTCAAGGGTAAATCCAACGCTCTCGGGCATGGCGGACGCGCTGCCCAACTGAAGGCCAAGGGTGTTCCGGGCGCCGTGATTGGTGAGATTGCCCGTTCAAAGGGCGCAGCGCCTGGGCAAAAGAACTACCATCCGTCCAAGAAGGGCAAGTGATGGCCATCTCTCAGTTCACGCCCAAGCCGTTGACTGAGTTGGAAGCCGATGTCCGGCTTGCCGCACTGCACATGTCGTTGAGCTACATAACCATGGAGGATGATTTCGGATACGCGCCCGAAGAGGTGCTGACTCTGGCTGAATCCTTCCGCCGTTTCCTGATGGGCCTGCCCATTGCCTCTGAAGGGTGATTCATGTCTGAAGCCGTCGAAGCCGCTGACTCCTTCGATACCGAGTTTGAAGCCGCCCGTGAGGCAGAACTTGGCGCGGAACCTGTAGAGGATGCGAATCCTGAAGGTGAAGCTGAACAGAAAAGCGAGGCTGAAGCTGAAGCGCCAGCCCCGAAGCCTGAAAAGTCAGAGGCAGAGAAAGCCGCAGCCTCCTTGCAAAAGGCGCTGAAGGCTGAACGGCGTGAGCGTCAGGCTCTACAGGCCAAGATCGAAGCCCTTGAGCAAAAGGCCACGGCACCGGCCCAACCCGTTGCCAACATCTGGGAAGGCATTCCCGACCCGAATGCTGACCCCATTGGTGCCATTGAGCACATCAAGCGGATTGCCGACCAACAGGCAGAGGTTCAACGCCAGGAACAGGCCAAGGCCGCCCAGGAAGCGGCCATGCTGCGGCAAGTGCAATCCATCGCCAACGCCATGCGGGATGCAGAAGAGGACTTCCGCGACGACTTCCCCGACTATGACGCGGCGGTGGGCTATCTGCGCGATCAGGTGATGGCGGAGCTTGAGGAAAACGGTTTCAGCAAGGCCGAGGCCCTTGAGAAGATGAACCGTGATTTCCTCGGTCTGGTGCCGACCGCTCTCAAGGCTGGCAAGAATCCGGCTGAAGTGGCCTACAAGATGGCCCAGAAGCGCGGATATAAGGGCCTAGACAAGTCGGGTGCAAAGATTGAAACCATCCGACAAGGCCAGAAAGCCGCAACGTCCTTGTCTACGGGCGGACAGCAAGCTGCCAAGCCGATTTCTGCGGCGAGTGTCGCAAATCTAAAGGGCGCGGCGTTTGATGCGGCTTTCGCCAAGCTCCGCGCTCAAGAGCGTCGGCGCTAACCCTGACGGGGAATAATGTCAGTCTCGGCAGGACTATAAACCGCCGTTCCGTCCGCTGCACGATACGCAGCAAAGCCCCGGCAGGGCTCTAACCCGCCGTGTCGTCGGCTCCACGAGACGGAGTGACTCGGTTGTCACCCCTCTCATTCATGGAGCCAGAACATGGCATCTACTCTTTATGGCGTTAATGCGCCCGAAGCCGTCAAGCTGTGGCGGAAGAAGCTTGCCCGTGAAGCCATCAAGGCGACGAGCATTCAAAAGTTCATCGGTGAGGCCGATGAGTCCCTGATCCAGGTCTTTGACGAAACCTCCAAGGGCGCGGGCGACCGCATCACTGTGCAACTGCGCAGCCAGATGCAGGGCCTCGGCGTTCAGGGTGACGGCACTCTGGAAGGCAACGAAGAAAGCCTTCAGACCTACACCGACAACCTGTTCGTTGATCAGCTTCGGACTGCCACGCGCTCCGCCGGTAAGATGAGCGAACAGCGCATTCCGTGGTCGCATCGTGAAGAAGCGATGATGGGCCTGAAGGATTGGTGGGCGGCTCGCCTGGACAACTGGTTCTTCAACCAGATTTGCGGTTACACCGCCGTGTCCGACACCCGTCTGACCGGCCTGCAAGCCCCGATTGCCCCGGACTCGGCTCACCTGATCCTGTCGGGCGCCGTGGCCAACGACCAGTCGCTGACCAACACCAACATCTTCACCCTGTCGCTGATCGATCAGGCCGTGCTTCAGGCCAAGACGCTTTCTCCGGTCATCCGTCCGGTGAAGATCAACGGCGGCTCGTTCTACGTGATGTTCCTGCATCCGACGCAAGTCTACTCGCTGCGGACCAACACCTCAACCGGCCAGTGGCTGGACATTCAGAAGGCGGCGATGACCGGGGACGGTTCGGCTAACAACCCGATCCTGACCGGCGCTCTGGGCGTTTACAACAACGTCATTCTTCACGAGTCCTACCGCGTGTCTTCGGGCGTGAACTCCTCGACCGGCGTTGGTGTTGCCAATACCCGTCGCGCGGTTCTCTGCGGTGCGCAGTCCGCCGCCATCGGCTTTGGCCAGGGCTACGGCTTCGATGACTTCTCGTGGAACGAAGAACTGTTCGACTACAGCAACCAACTCGGCGTTGAGGCCGGGGTCATTGGTGGTCTGAAGAAGCTGCGTTTCAACAGCGCCGACTTCGGGACCATTGTCGTCAGCACGTACTCGGCTGCGTCTGACTCCACCGCCTCTAACGGCAACCCGATCTAAGGAGTCTGACCTATGGCCGTTCGTTCTCTTGGACGTAAGTTCCACACTCAGCAGTCGCACTACATGACCACGCTGATCAACTACAGCGATGCGGATGCGTCCACCGGGCGTCTGCTGGGCTACCTTCCGCCCAACAGCGTTCTGGTGCGCATCTACACCGTTATCCAGACCGCTTTCAACGCGGGCACGACCAACACCCTTTCGGTCGGCAAGACCGCGACGGGTACGGACTACGTGAGCGGCACCGCTGCCGGTTCTGTCACGGCCCCCACTGCGGCAACCCTGACGGCTGCCAACTGCTACAACCCCACCACGGGCGACCAAGCCATTTACGCTTCTTATGCGCAGTCTGGCACCGCCGCGTCTGCCGGTGTGGCCCTGGTGGTCGTTGAGTACGTTCCTGTTCAGTAAGGCAAAGGGGGCGGGTTTCGGCTCGCCCCCAATCCTTTGAGGTGATCCATGGCAACCTATGCCGACTTACAAGCCAGGATCATTCGCGAAACCAACCGCGACGACTTGAACGACACGCTTGCGCTGTCCCTGACCCAAGCCATTCAAGATTCCATCCAGTTTTATGCCGATCAACGCTTCTGGTTCAACGAACAGATTGCGACCTCGGTAACCGTTCTCAATAACGAATATGTCTCGCTGCCTACCGGCGTGAATTTCCGCAAGCTGGATCGCTTCGCCATCACGATTGGCGCAACGCAGTATCCGCTTCGCCCGCAAAGCCTCGTCACGATTGAGGATTGGGCCAAGGCCATCCAGACGCAAGGCCAGCCGACGGATTACGCCGTTGCGGGTTATGCCGACATTCCGACCTATCGCCTGTGGCCGCGTCCTAACGCCGTTTTCCC